TAGATAGCTCTCTGCTCAATACTTGAAGTAGCTGATTAGTTTTTGCGATATCCGCTAACTTTTGAATGATATCATCCTGATCTTTCTGTAACTGCTGCAATCCTTTATTGAACTCTAGAATTTTTTCATCACATGCATGTACGCGAGCAGTTTTATGATCAGCTAAAATGCTTTGTTTGCAGCTAGGGCAAGTGTCATTATCCTTATAGAACACGACTTCCTTTTCAAGCTTGAGTTTATTATTATCAATCTTGCCCATCAACACAGCCACGGCTGAATTCTTCTTGCGTAAAACGGGTTCATCAACTACAGTGGTGTTAAACGCATCAATGTGTTTCTGAGTAGTTTTAAGAATGCTTTCAAATTCGACAATCTGGTGCTGGCTATTGGCAATCTCGCTTCGCTTTGATGCGATCATGCCCTTATTGTTCTTTTGTAATTCTTCAATATGTTTCTTATGAAGCTCAATCTTTTGGCGAACGTTCTCAAGATGTATTTTCAATTCATGAATTTGATCTTTGACAGTTTGCAGACGATCTTTGACGATCACATTCATATTAGAAAAGATTTGAATGTCCAATAAATCTTCGATGACTTCGCGCCGATCCGCAGCCGTAAGTGCCATGAACGGTGTAAACGAAGCCGATCCTAATACGACTATCTGCGTGAAGCTCTTGTAATTCATCTTGAGAATCATGCGTTCCAGCATGTCCTGATAGTCTTTAGCGCGAGCGTCCTGATTGAGCAGCACACCGTCTACCACAATTTCGAAAATGTTTGGCTTGATACCACGACGAATCAGGTATTTCTTGGAGCCAATATTAAATTCCAATTCTACCAAACAATCTTTAGTGTTGATAGAATTGACTAATTGAGGCTTGTTTATGTTGCGATAAGGCTTACCAAACAAGGCAAAGGTCAGCGCATCGGCAATGGTAGACTTACCCACACCATTTTCGCCAACGATCAAAGTATTATTATGAACGTTGAGCGGAATTTCGGTGAAGTAGTTACCAGTTGAAAGTAGGTTCTTCCAACGAATAATATTGAAAATGATCATTCGACCGCGAGCGCCTCGGTATATATCTCTTTTATTATACTCTTTAGTTTGTCTTTTTGCAAGTCTATTTCCAGCGCATCTACCACTTTATCTATAATTGCCATTGTATCGTCAGCTTGATCTATATCATCTTCGCTTCCGGGCAAATTATCATCGGTAAAGTCTTCAACCGTGGTAATATCAACTGGATTAGCTTTACTTAAATTATCCATGAAAGTTTCAAACAAGAAAGCATTGTTCTTTTTGATCGTAACTACTTTCACATACTTGCCAGTGTACTCAGAGAAATCCTTTTTCTGCACATCGTCAAAGAATAGATCATCATCGTTGTAGCTGATCTTGACATAGATCGTGTGCGGATTCTTGATAAACTCTAGTTCGCGTGTGTCGGTGTCCAATACATGAAAGCCTTTCGGATCATTCCAGTCTGCCCATGTGTGTTCAATCGGCACACCCGCATAGAGGATGTTACTCTTGCGCGAGCGATGATGAAAATGACCGGCAATTACTAATTCATATTTGGAGAGTGTAGCCGGATCTTGTCCTTCGCGACACCAGTTGTTGCGATCCATTTCAAACCCTGCGAGTTCGAAATGTCCAGCGCAGAAAGACGATTTGCTTTCTGTTATGAAGTCCGAGATTTCTTGCGTGTTTTCTTCGCAAATCCACGGAATCAAATCTATAGGTAAGCCGTCAAAGTCTATCGTGCAGGGCTTATCATGCACGATAACATTAGGATAACCACCTAATAGAAGCCGCTGCGAATTGACCGATAACGTATTTCTAAATGCGATATCATGATTGCCTACGAGTGTGTGGCAAGTGATATTCTTTTTCAGCATCGGATCAAACAGGTAATCCTTAGCTAGATTCAAACTGTTGAAGTTGATGTACTTACGTCGGTCGAACATGTCGCCCAATTGCACTATAGTATCGAGCTTATGTTCTTCCATGTAGGGGAATAGAACTTCGGTATAGAATTTCCGCTGTAGTTCGTTGAATACAGCACTGTCATTACGGACACCGATATGGATATCGCCAAGAATGACCACAAGCATTATAAATCCTTCTTTTCTGGGAATGCGTATTGCATAATTTCGTCGCGTGGTGGTGGCGTATACTTCGGTGGATAGCCGGTGCCACTACATTGCTCACAAGCAGCATAATGCACACGATTTTTCTTATCTGGTATATTGCAGCGACTCAGCCCACTTCCACGACAATGTGGGCAGACCAATACTACAGGGGGATCACCGAGGCTCATATTTGAATTGCTCGCGTCGTTGAGTTTCTTTTCTCCAATAGCCGGGAGATTGGCTATAAGGTGTGTGTGGCTTGGCTTGCCGCCGCAGCCGATGCTGTGCTTTGTGAATACTCTTAGTCATTTTAGACTCTCTTCGAAATATACGGGCGAACTTCCAATTTCACCTTCGTCCTCAATCTTGACCACTTTGATGCCGTGTTTCAGACATGCAATCATCATGTGTGCAGTTCCGGTGCCACCCGGAAATGCAATCAACATATCTATACCTGTTTTGATCATTTCAACATTGCGCACAAATCCGGCTGCTCTGCCGTGTAATTGCCAATTGGCAGGATACACTTCGCAAGGAACGTTGTGTTCCTTTGCCCATCGTGCTGCTAGTGTATCAGCACCAGTAGCACCACCAGTTAATAAAACAAACGGCATTCGTTTCCAACAATAATCAAGCGTGTCATATACTTTGATGGTGTTGAAATACTTTCGACCACCACAAACGCAGAGTCGCACTTTCAGTCCTTGATGAACTTTTCCAAGTTCATTTTCGTCTTGAGTTTCTTCTTCGCTCGCGCTTCTTCAAAGGTTTGAATAAACGCGCCGATATTGTCATACAGTTCGAACTGACGGGTCATACCATCATCAGATTCCATCTGTTCAAATTCGTCCAGCACACCATGCATTTCAGTAGACTTATACTTGACGTACAGTTGCTTCTTCTCGCGTTGTATGCGACGTAAGAAAGCATAATACACTATCTGAGTGAAATAAGCAAATGGATTCTTGGATTTCGCTGGATTAAAGTTATCAGCATACATAACACAGTTTTCTATCGCATCAGACTTCATTTCTTCACGAAATGTGTACGATAAAAAGTTTGGTTTGTGCGATAGGTTCTCGGCAATCTTCATAAAGCATTCTCCGACATATTCGGGAATGCGCGGCTTAACCGCACCTTCGCGTTTAGCTTTACGAACAGCTTTACGCCAAATGACCATTTCCTTGAGAAACATCTTATTATCGATATAATTAGTTCTTGCCATAACAAATCACCCCATAATCAATTGAGTTTATTGCTCGTGTCTCGGAGAATGAATGGGATGACTTTGTTATCGTCATCATCACCACCGATATTCTTGTCAATTTTTTTCTTCGATCTTACCGCGTAGAAATAGTTGACCACTTCTTCGAACTCGTCCCGAAATACATCACGCACTCCAGTCATCACCATGATATCTGTCTTGCTGATGTTGATTTCTTCTACATCGGTGACAATAGGCGGCAACCATTCGCGAATATCCATCATCTGCCTGCCAGTCGCATAATTATTTTCAATACGTATGGACAGTGGGCGTTTAAGACGAACTTCGGCATCTGTCTCTTCGATCAGATAAGCAATAAGGTCTTCGCCATGTCTTAGTTTGATGAATTTAACTGCTAGTAGATTATCTTGTGTCATGTTAATTGATTCCTATGTTGTAAGTTTGGAAAGGAAATCGCTCTTCATTGTACATTTTGATACGTTCCTCATAATGTTTCAAAGTAAAATTTACGTGTGACTTGTGACGCAGGTCGTCGGCAATATCATAAAGAGTGGCTTTCTTTTTGCTATCCCCTACCCGTAGTCCTCTACCTATCGATTGAAGGGTTCGAATTCGACTCTTCGTAGGCGATGCAAAAATCACGTTATTCAAGTTGATTATATTTATGCCAGTAGAGAAAGTTCCATAAGAAGCAATGATTATCGCGTTAGTTTCTTTCTCGGTAATGCTTCGGACTTCTTCACGTTCAACCGTTTCAGTCTCGCCACACACAAAGAAGATCTTTCGATTCTTGATCTTCTCGTTGAACATCTCGTGTAAAATCTTACCATGTTTGTCTACATAAGTATATAGGATCAATGTGTTACCGACCAAAGACTCAGCTAGGTTACGAATGAACCGATTGCGCTTGTCGTAACCGATCAAAAAATCAATTTCGTCTTTATATTCAGCACCTTTGAGAGTCTTACATTGATCTTCGGGATATTTCAACACTAGGCACTTGATACCAAAATCGGCTAGCTCTTTACGATCAATAAGTTGCTTAGTAAATGCGACCTGTTTGACCGGTCCAAACAATCCCTCTAATACTAGCTTATTGATCTTGGTGCCGTCCAGTGTACCTGTGGTGCCAATGCGATATTCGCAGTTGATCAGTTTGGTCATGATTGCGGTCAACGATTTAGCCTTGAATTGATGCGCTTCGTCACCAATTACAAAATCAAATCCAGCAAAATATTGTGTAGGCATATCATATATGCTCTGCCATGTGCTGATTACCAGTCGCGCAGTAGGCATCTTATCAAATCCATAGTAAATTTTCTGACAGTTCTTTTCGACGTTCCAGCCATAGGATGCGAAATCGGTATACATCTGCTCGACAAGATTCGTGGTGGGTACGATTAGCAATCCGCATTTCTTGCCATGTTGCAACAGCCAGCGAGTAATCGTGTAAATAATCAACGATTTGCCTGACGCTGTGGGTGATACGATCATGGCTCGTTTGTTGTTTAGTGCGTGAGTAAATGCTTTATACTGATAGTCACGCGGCACGATGGGAATCTTATACTCATCGATATGTTCATTCTTAGCCAATTCGGGGATCGATCCTTTCAGCATCGTCCATGAATAAGTGTACTTGTTATGTTTCGCAAATTCTTTGATGTAGTCAACCAGCCCCGCATAAATCTTATTACTGCGTGTGGAAAACAGGCGTATCTTACCGTCCCAATACTTACTGCGGTATTGCGGTGAAAACTGTGCGCCGGGAACCGCGAACGTGAAATATTCGGACAGTTCTTGTGCTATAGCAGGACTACACACAACCTTTGTCCAAACATTATCAATTTGACGAATGTTAATATCAGGCATCATCTGGCAAATCGGGTAATCCCGAAGTGTCCGGTGGATCTAGTCTTTCTTTTTTCGAGCCGCGATTTTGCTTACTTTTTCTTACTAAATCTATTTTAGATTGATACGGAACTTCGCCATGTTCGCAAAGGTATTCCATCAATTGAATAACAGTCTTGTCGAGGTAGTATCCTCTGGATTGAAGGTGTTCTGCTTTCCATTTTAGGTCAGCAAAGATTTCATCTTTTGTAGGAGTAAACATTTTAATGCCCTCCGCCTGCTTCAAATTTAGTCCAATCCATCCATGACTTCATTTGCCATGTGCGGTTGTTGAGTTCCTTCATAACATAGACACAGAATGCCGAGCATTCTTCGTGTAGGGTTTGTCTGTCATGAATTGCGATCAAGTCTGTGTCAGCATCCATGTATATATTTAAATCAGCTTTGAGGGTGAACGGAAATGGCTCTAGTCCGAGAGACGCAAGTTCCTGTTGATCCAGCTTGCCGTTGTAATACATCCATTTCAATTTGCGCTGTTTGGCAAATTCATTTTCCTTGCGTTTGGTCGCAAGGTTATGCAGGGTCAAATATTTGTTATACTTACTGTGCAGCAAAGGAATACGAATCATTTCCTTGCCAGCATCAGTAACGTCAACGGCAGCATCTCTTTCCCACTCAGCAACTAATTGTTCTAGGGTGGGAGCTTCAAGTTTACTCATGGTAAAACTCCACTAAACACCTATCTATTATAGCATAAAAGATAACTTTAATCAATCTTTTTCTATTATAGCCGTTTTATCTCATAATACGAGAATCTGAACGTTGCGTCACAGGTGATAATGTTCTCAGCCGAGTCTAATGCAGAAAATTGAATACTGCCAAGAGTGGTAGGAAACACATCTTTGAATTCTATGCGAATATTAGCATTATTCTTATTAGTGAAAATCGTCAAAGAAGCATCAGTATATCCGGGTGGGAGCTTATTGTTTCCAAATCTCAATCCTTGTTGTTCAACCATTTTGCCCATATCGGCATATTCTTTGAAATCCTTGGGGAATGTCAAGCCACGAATCCAATTGTACATCTGTTCCCAATCGCGCAAATCTTCGTCTACCAAAAACGTCACATTGAAAGTGTCGTGTATTATTTTCTCGCCCGGAACAAACAGATCGATGAACGGGGTGTTGCGCATGATTTCCGTCAACGACACACCGGGAAGGTTAGCCGTCTGACAGAAATAGGTGACTCCGGGTAATCGAGCCAAGTTGAGTTTATACTTGGTACTTTGTAGAGTATCACGGTTAGATGGATTGCGAGTGATTTTGGTCATAGAAAAACTCCAATGGCTATGCTTTATTTATGATAATAAAAAAAGGGGGAGCTATAAAGAATAGCTCCCCCCTTCGTCACTTTTGATTGTTATTATCGACTATCGGTTATTATCCGATTAGGTTTAGAACCGTGAACTTTCTGTAGTAAGTGTTGGTTCCGTTCGTCAATGCGCCTGCTAGCGCCCCGCCACCCGTGTTATCCTGTGAGGAATCTGCGAATGGGTTGCCGACCAAGCCGTAACGGGTTTTGAAACCAATCTTTGGCTGGAAGGTGTCAGGGTTGATAGCACGTACCATCTGCAATGGCACATATGGGCAATAGAACACACCGGCATCATAAGGCGTTGCGCCCTTATAGCCGACCACCACGTAATCCATTCCGGTAATCGAATATGGATCAACGTAGACCTTTAGGCGTCCGAATAGCGTACCTGCGAAGGTGTTGCCAGTGTCGTCCACATTTAGGTTGGTGTTGTTCGTCAGTCCTGAATTGTAATCAAGCAGACCGGTCATTGACAGTGCCGATGCAACGTCAGTGCTTACGATCAGAATGTTACCCTTGCCGCGACGAGTGTCCTTTGCGATCTTGTTGCTTGCCTTTTCAATTGCAAACAATAGACCCTTGAACTTTTCAACTGCCCATCTGCCGCTGGTGTCGCTGGCTGATGCTAGGTTGAAAATTGCTGTTGCAGTACCTGTGTAACCCACATTGGCTACTGCATAGATCGTGCGAACAACTTCGCGATTGATTTCTGCAAGAATTTCTGTGGATAGGATGTTGCTCAGTTCTGCTTCGGCGTCAAGACCATGAATTGCCTTC